ATTAAGTTAGAAGCTTGGCAAAAATGGTACCAAGAACAAAAAGTCTTATTTGAAAGGCTACGATGACTCAACTAACCCTCCAGCAACTACAACAGTTAATTCCCAAAAATCCGCATACGCAGCAGTGGCATACAGCACTAAGCCAACTATTACCCGACTATGAGATCAATACGCCCCAACGTATTGCTGCTTTTATTGCACAGTGCGCACACGAGTCAGGAAACTTTACTGCGTTACGCGAAAATTTAAATTACAAGTGGCAAACACTGCGTAAAATTTTTCCAAAGTATTTTCCCACTGACGAGTTTGCACAGCAGTACGCTTCAAAACCAAACAAGCAACAAGCAATAGCTAACTTAGTATATGCAAATCGCATGGGTAATGGACCTCCTGAAAGTGGCGATGGGTGGCGTTTTGCTGGCAAAGGACTAATTCAGTTAACTGGCAAAGATAATTATACTTGGTTTGCAGCTAGTTTAGATATAACAGTTGAAGAAGCCGCTGAATATCTAGAAACGTTTGAAGGTGCTGCACAGAGTGCCTGCTGGTTTTGGGAAACAAATAAGTTAAATACCTGGGCCGATAAAGGTGATATTGTAACCCTAACCAAACGTATTAATGGTGGTACCATTGGCTTAGACGACCGCATCAAACATTATAATCACGCACTACACGTGTTAGGAGCCTAAGTTGCACCTTTTAAAATATTTGTTACCCGTTGCACTAGTACTACAAATTGGGCTAAGTAATGCTCAACAACTAGTGCAACAGCCAACAACTGATGCAAATAATCAGATAGTTACAAACAGTGTAGTAACCACTAAATCTGATGCTACAACAACAGTTAAGTCCCCGCCAGCAAGTGCAATATCGCCTACAATAAATACTTCTAACACAGATTTGTGTACAGTGGGTGTTGCAGGTGCTGTGCAAACTCAAATCTTGGGTATTAGTGCTGGCTCTACAGTTCGAGACATGAACTGCGAACGATTAAAACTATCAAAAACACTGTATGACATGGGCATGAAAGTGGCAGCTGTTAGTACCCTGTGTCAAGATCGACGTGTGTTTGATGCCATGATGCAAGCCGGCACACCTTGTCCGTACGACGGAACAATTGGTGCAGAAGCCAAAGCAGCCTGGAAAGCAAACAAAGCAGACCAGCCTGACTATAAACCAGAGCCCAAAGGTCTAAGCAATGAAATTAAAACACTTTTTGGGGGCGCTGGCCTTATTAGCTTGCTGCTCTTACTCTTACTCTGAAGTAGTACGTGGCCAAACCGCCAATGCGACCGCTGGTGGTTTGACCTGGACAATGACTAACATATTACCAAAATACACTGGTTTATCAGTTACAGCAGTTAGTTATCAGTATACCGCACAAAAACAAACACAAGATCCATTTGTGGTAAACGTACAAAATTTGTCTAGTACTGGCAATGGCTACGTTTTCCGAACACAAGACGACTGGACAGGAGTACCTGGTAACACTATAACAAAAACAGTACCAGTTAATAACATACCGGGTACCCAGTGGGGTCCGGGTGAAATTACAACACAAGGTGTGGGACAGATTGTAGACTACAGTCTATTCTACAATTACACATACGATACTTGTAAGAGTGCAGTTGTGGTTGACCCTGGCTGCCCAAACTACAAATCCAGTGCTATATTTGCCTACAGCGAAGACGAATTTGTTGTTGGCAGTTACCAAGTTAAAAAATACACACCAGATGCAATCGAGGAAGAAAATTCCAGAAAATTTGTACTAGCCAGCAGTAACGCCAAGGCTAGATCAAGATCAACCAACACAGCCAAAAATGCGCTGCTAACAGCACAAGCTTTAGGATTGGCTCAGTCCTTTGAAGCTTTAAATAATCTGCCAGGGCTTGTGGCTTATAGCCAACAAATACCTGGCGGTGTTTACAAAGACGTACTACAGTACGCAGATAAAAAATTACCAGACAGCAGTAATAGTCGTAGACTTAACATGAGCCAAGAACGTCTGCACAATCAACTAGTTGATTTGCAGTATATGATTAAAAAGTAAGGAATTAACATGATTAAAAAACTTATCGTGGCAGCCGCACTAGCACTTGGTTTTACTGCTGGTGCAACCGAGATACCTATTCGTGGAATGGTTACCTCAAAATGTATTATTAACGTAGATACCCCAGGTATTTACGGCAACCCAACGCCAGAAATACTTAGCACATTTGCCGCTGACGGCGGCCGACCTGCTGTAGTTCGCTATGATGTAATTCAAGCTGGATACTACAAAGCAATTATTACTACACCAGATAGTTTTACTACTTCACCAACATTGGCGGATTCAGTAACTTGGACTAGTAGTGTTGACGTAAGCAAAATTACAAATGCAAGTATGTCTGCGTACACAAATGCTAAACGTGTGTACAATGGCAACATAACCGAAATTGACTTAACAGTTCAAGGCACCGTTTGGTTTGCCGCCACTTCAAAAGCTCAGTATGGTTATAATAAATCTTTTCCAATGGGCGAATACAAGTCAGTTGTATTAGCGCAGTGTATTGCCTTATAAACTATGCACAGACTAGTAAACAGTCTAGTACTTAGCTTATGCTTGATTGGTGTGCCGCTACAGGCACACCAATTTACTCCTACTTACCCTAAGTTCAGCACCTCCTTTGTAGACGGGGTACTCAGCACTAGAATGGAGCTTTTTAATAAACGACAAGATGTAGAGTACTATGAACTAGACGTCTATGACGCTAATTGGAAGCCTTTGCCTTTTGCTACTGAAAATAAATTAGTAAATATTAGGTATCTTGAAACAAAGCCGGTAAATGTGTATATCAAGGCTCAAGATTTATCTCGTATAGTTTACATTTGCACTGAATCTCGTCTTCGTAAACAAGACGCCCGAGATACAGCAATTTCATCAAAAATATGTTCTAAGGTTAAATAATGCTTAGATTCTTATGTTGCGTACTGCTATTTAGTCTTGGAGTACCTGCTTTTGGTCAAAATAACTCCATTAACCTAGCACTACCAGGCGCGCCGGGTAGCTATCAATCAGATAGCTTTCGTGCAGAAGGCCTTGATTGTTCTATGGCAATAGGTAGTGCTACCAACGTAGAGTTTGGTGTAATAGGTGTTATTAACAGGGCACCTAATACAATAACCACGGACTTAAATATGCAGCAGCGCGATGTTGGCGTGTACGGCAGGATTACAATACCAATAGGTGCTCCACGAACTCGCTTAGACTGCAATGAGTTATATCAGCTAGAGCTAAAAAAGAAGCGTATGGAAGTTCAAAAACTAGAGCGCGAGTTGCAGAACTTGCGAGCACTAAAGTTTGAGAACATGGTTAATAGTAAGTAAAGGACGATATGACTACAGAAATAAAAAATATAAACACCCAGGTAGATAAGCTAGAAGCTACTGCAAAACAGTATGCAAGCAAAGATACCGTTATTTCAATTGGTGGATACGAATTTACGCCCGCTAAATTAATGGTAGCTTTTACATTAGTTAGCTCACTACTAGGCGGTCTTTACGGTGCGTTTGAAGTATACAAAGACTATCAAAGCATGAAAAAGAAAATAGCTGAGTATACTGCTCCAGACTTAAGTGAGTTTGATAAGCGCCTGGCTGTTATTGAAGAAAACTCGTCAAAAACAACAGACTATACTCGTGATATTAAAAATGACCTAAAACAAGATATTCGTCGCAACGAGTCAGTAACAGAACAAGTAGAGCGTGCAGTAAAGCAAGCACAACGTGAAACTGAGCAAGAAATACGTCAAGCTCGTAAAGACGTGCGTGAAGACTTGGATAAGGCAAAAAGCGAAGTTGAACTAATTCGTCGAGAAATGGCAACTGCTCGTCGTGAAATATCTCGTGAAGTTGAAACACTTAAAAAAGAAGTTGACACCAAAATCCAAAAAGCCATTGACAACCCACTAGCAGGGAAATAAAATGAACACAGACCTTAAACTATTTAAGTGGCTAGGAGTACTAGTACTACTGCCAGTTACACTAGCATTTTTTGGTGGAGACCGTTTTCGATATCCATGCCAAAATCCAGAAAACTGGGAAACGGCTCAATGTAAACGACCAATTTGTGATGTAACTCGTACTTGCCCAGACCATGTGTTCAAAGGCCAACGTGATCCACGAATTGATCCACAAGCCACTAGTACGCCAGCCCCTTTAACCACAACTCCAGGAGTCTCCTGTGCAAAGTAATCAATTTTTATACAGTGACGAGCAGTTAATGGCTCGTTTAAAATTCTTTATTGGGGTATGTTTAGCACTTACACTAACAGGAATTGTGTTTGTTGTTTTATACTCTCTTATTTTTGTAACTCAACCATTAAACGCAATTTCGCCAATCGACCAAAAGTTTTTTGAGTTAATTGTACCAATTGCAACATTTTTAACTGGTACATTATCTGGAATTATGTTAGCCGGAGGCAGCAAAGAAGAAGTAGATGCCAGTCTAGCACTAATGAAACAAGCACAAGAAAATGCAGCTGCCGCAGCTAAAACTTCGTATGTACCCAAACAAGAGCCTACATTTAGTCCTGGTTTTTCTACTACTGCCGGATTTAATGGAACAGCCACAGCAGAAATACGTTTTATAAATGGTAAACCTGCACCACAACAAGCATTTCAACCGGAGATTTAAATGAAACTACCATTAATTGTGTTAGCAACAATTTTAGGCTTATTGGCGCCACCAACAGTTTTTGCTGCCGCAGAAACCAAACGTGTTTGTGTTGAGCAAACAGACCCCAAAACAAAAAAGCCCAAAGAAGTTTGCAAAGAAGTAAAAATTCATAAAAAGCTAGAAGGTACACCAGTGCCGCCACCAAAGCAGGGTAAATAAATTTTTATTTGACACTATAAACAAGGGGTGGTATAATAAGTACTTACCCCGGATTTTTATAAACCAACAAGGAAGTACATGGCAAGAAATAGTGGTAAATCACATCGCACCTTTCCAGCAAAAAAGTCTACACAGCCCACACAGGCAGAGAAGTCTAGACTGCGTCAAAGTAAGCATGAAGGTTTTGACGAACCTCAGCCTCAACGTAACTATACCTTTAAAGAAGTTCAACCACTAAACTTCGTACAAGGAGAATATCTAGATGCAATTGAGAACAATGACGTTATATTTGGAATAGGTAGTGCAGGCACTGGTAAAACTTTTATTGCAGCTAACTATGCTGCACGAGAATTATATTATAAACGTGTAGACAAAGTTATCCTAACCAGACCAAACATTGAAACTGGCAGGGGCTTAGGCTTTTTACCGGGTACACTAGAAGAAAAGTACGCACCATACTTGCTACCGTTTGACGCAATTTTTACACGTGCATTAGGCAAAGGATTTTACGAGTATTGTTTGAGGTCAAAGGATATTGACCCTACTCCGCTAGGGTTCCTACGCGGCACCACTTTTGACAACTGCATTGTGTTAGTAGATGAGGCACAAAACTGCACACGTGAAGAAATGAAAATGCTGCTGAGTAGAATTGGCAAAAACTGC